ATTAAATAATAGATACCACAAGAGATACGCACAAGACGTGATTGATTTACCACTCTGACGTGATGCTAATACAACACTGAATCTATTAGCATCATAATGTTTAATAAGATTTTCTTGATAACCACGAAGATTAAAAGGAACCATACCCTCATCAAGTGATATGATTTGCGTATATGTTTCTATGAAATGAATAGGGTCTTTGGTACATTTAATGTACTCTTGCATCTCCTCATCAGTATACTTAGTTTCTACACCGGCACGTTTGACCTGCGTATTTCCCAAATACCCTTCATTTTTAGCTTGCATTATTTATTCTTCTTTAAAAACTTTTGCAACTCACTTGTAGAACCAACATATAAATGATTATGTTGCGTTCCTATCTTCTGTTGCTCGTCTTCTTTCTCTAAATCTTTTAATTTCTTTTGTATGTCTAAGAGTTTCTCGGCAGTATCTGATACAGTCTTAATTAACTGTCCTGCGACTTCGTATGCTCTTGGGTGTTCTGTTTCTTTGGATAGTTCTAAGATACCATCGATTGCATCTTGTCCTCTCTCTACGAGATTGTATAGATTCTCTCTGGCATATTTGTAGTCATTCTCAATACTTTTACTGCGTTGAGGTTGCTTTACAACTGCTTTCGTTTCTTGCTTGATTTCTGTATCAACTTCTAAAAGTTGATTTAATTTTTCGTCTACGTCCATAATTAACTTGCATCATTTGTTTTATCATCTGCGAATGTTGTGTTTGTACCATCATCAAAGAATGATACTGTTTCAGCAACAACAAACGTGTCATCTGGTTCTACAGAACCTACAAAGAATAATCTTGTATTGTCTGTTATTGTTATTGCACTTGATAATACGATTGATAATCTATCACTTGCTATACTACTAATTGTTGGATTAGTAGATAAATTAGTATTGAAGACTTCGTCTCCATCACTGATACTACTATTTATAGCAGTATCAAAAGTTACTGTAGTTGAATTTGATACGGCATTTGCAACTTCTGAAAATGCTGGCTCATAATGTTTAACTTCTTTGATGAGACCCGATTCGTCAATCTCAGTTGTTGTAAAGTTTGCCTGCCCATCATTTACATATGTTCTTTCGATAACATTTTTAATGATTTGACCTGTGTATACAGGACCAAAAAAGTATGTTTTCATTGTAAAATTCAATGTGTATTCTATGACTCTTCTGTCTTCTAATCCACCTTCGTACTCATCTGAGAAAGATATATCATTTAAGACTATTGGTACATCTCTATTATCTGACATATCATCAATCATTTTCATTGTGACCGTATACTCTGGTTGAAAGTAAGGCAATATCTGTTCTACAACCTGTAATGCATCTGTCATATTTTTTGCAAGAATAGATAATGTAAAATTCAAATCATATGGTGCAGGTTGATATTGAAACTTTCTATTAGTTGAATTTGCTTCCGTTGTTGTCTTTTGATGTCTAATTAATTTATTTTGTTGTCTTTGCGAATCGTAACTAAAACCATCTAATTCGAATGCCATTCTTGGTAGAGAAATAGCACTTCTACTTTTGTCTTGTAAATCTGGCTCTTCTGCCAATCTTTGTAGAAATTTTTGTGCTGGTCCGTATGAGATTGGAACCATAGTTGTTGTAAGAATAGTTCCATCTGCCTTTGTTTTCTTAATCTGAATATTATTAAACAGAGTACCAAAGACTGATACACATCTCTTTATTGTTTCGTTATAAAAATAAGTACCGAACATTATGGTTCACCAAATGGATTAGTTTCTGATAAGTCTAAGAAATTTGAATCATTGTTTTCAAACTCTAGGTTATCTGCTTGTGGGTCATTTTCCATAGTCATCACATCATCGATAGATGAAATTTCATATGATGCACTATTAATTGCACCGACTAGTGTATCACCTGCTTCTAGTGTTTGAACATTATCTTTAATCTTAAGTTTTCGTGTTGTTCCATCCCAAGATACAACTTCACCTGCTAATGCATCATTAAAGTTGACATTCTCGTTAACTGCAAAACTACCTGAACCAGAACCACTAAGTGTCATACTAATGACATATGCTTGTTGGTCTTCGATGACATCAACATCAACATTACCTGTATCGAAATCTTCTCCTGAGTATTCGAATAGTTCACATCTAAGTTTGAATACAAAGAGTTTACCTACTTGATAGAATGGGTCTTCATGTTCAACGAACTTAATCTCAAACATTGAATTAGTTAAAGGGAAGTAAATTAAATCTCCTTCATTAGGTCTTAAACTTGTTGCAAGATTAGAATCTAATGAGATAAATCTTTCCCATGTTCTTAGTGAAATGACAAAGGTTGCAGTATCACGAACTTCGATACCGAACTTAGATAATAAGTCTCCATCACCTTCGAAACCATCTGTATTTTCAATATACATTTCAACACCATATGCATCACCAAATTTAGATTGCACATCTTCATTGAATATGCTATCTTCTTCTACTACTTCTCTTGGAAGATAGAAAACATCATGACCATAAAATCGTAAAGACTCTACAACGAGGTCTTCATACAATTGTTGCTCAGTGTTTACTGCATGATTAAAAAATACATTTGTCGGCATAATTAACCTATCATATCAAGTGGAAGCATATCGTGATTCAATCTTGCTTCCTCTTCAAGTCTTAAAATTTCTTCTTGTGCTTCCTGTTTAATTTGTGAGCCGTCTAACTCGACACCACCAGGCAACTGTATACCAGAGAACTTACTTAGATTTTCTCCCCACTGATATTTTGTCAATGCAGTTGCATATTTCTTTAACCACATATCATCATAAACATCTGTAAATGTTGTTGGGTCCATTTTTCTATAACACTCAATGATAATGTATTCTTGTGCATTAATGCTAGATAAGTCCATATCTAGATACAATCTGTTCATATGCTGATTGAATCTGATTGGCTGTCTACCAACCAAAATGTTGTCAAGTAAACTGATATGTTGTTGAACTTGTTCGTAATAGAGAACGTTTGTAGATGTTAAGTCGTATAAATCGTTTAGTCTTAATTGATATCTTAAGTCAAACATATTCAAATTATGTTTATCATTGAAAGGGAATATGTTAAGAACAGATATAACTGAATCAGGAAGAACAATATAATTCTGTTGTTCTTCTACAACTTGGTTATCGTATGCATGTGTACCAGATGCATTCTCTGTAGTAGACTCGTTAGTTTTCATAGTTGCTAACTGGTCACTACCCATTTGATGCTTTAGATATACTTTTGTTGAACCATCGTAGTGATATTGATAGAAATATTGTAATGCTTCGTCTACTCTATCATCTAACTGGTCATCATCAACATTGATTTCCAATACTGGTGCACCAAGTTTTCTCTTGATATAATCTTTAAACTCTGCTTTTGTTGTGGGTTTTGCCATAATAGTATCCTGTCGTAATACTATTTATGTTAAAAATTAGTCTTGGAAATAAGTTTTGGTCTGAAGTCTGTCGAGTTTCTCATCAATTCGTTCCATTGTTTGAATGAGTTTCTCTAAATCTTTTTCTAATTGGTCTCTTGTAACATAGTCTTTTGCTATCTCTTCTCTTGTTTTATTGATAAGAATATCGATTCTTTTTTGTTCTGCAAGAACTGTTCTTACCAAAAAACCCACTGGCACTATAATCAGTGATAGAATTAGATTCCAAAGTAAACTTGGGTCGATAGTTATGTCCATAACTATATTTAGACTATAATGTCGCCGCTTTCGTCTATTTTAAATCGTAAATCTGAATAATTTATATTGTCTCTGAACTCCTTTGAGTTAGTTGCAACATCAAAATTAAATGATATACTATAACGTTCTTTGTTTGTATAATTGGGTTCGACCATATGCATCAAACCACTAGGAAACAAATATACATCACCAGTTTTAGGTATAACTCTCCACGATTCACGTATTCGTGGTGTGTGAGGAAATGAACCTACAACTTTATGATTTGTATCTATCGCACAAAAATCACCTTCAGTTCCGTCTGCATCTATGTACATAACTCCAGAGTAGAAGCAACCATTATGTAGATGTGGTTTATTCCATGCACCAAAATCATTTATATTTGCCCATGAGTTATGAAAATCTACCAATACATCTTTTTCATTTCTACCAAGAAAGGGCATCATTTCTCTAGATATCATTCTTTTGATTGACCGTATTGCTTTTACAAATATAGGATTCGATTCAACTCTATCTTTTGATTGCCAACCTCCAGTATTTGAAACTTCTCTACCAGTCGGGTCTGCTCTTCTCATAGCATCAATTTCATTTTTGAGTAAAGAGAAATACTCAGCATTCATATCTGGTTCTAAATGCTCGTCTTCGCCTAAGTGATTTCTCTCAAAAACAAATGCTGGAAATAATATATTAACTGTCATCTTCTTTCTCTTGATTGTGGAAAGGACACTCAGGTGGTGGATTTTCTTCAGAATAAAACTTGCTCTTTTCTTTCCAATATCCTTCAAGTCTATAAGGACCCATCTTAGTCGGGTTGTCCTCGTTTTCTCCTCTATATTTTTGTTCTCTTCCCCAATCTCCTCCAGTTCTATTTTCATCTAATAAAGTATGGTGCGATTCATTGTTAAACCAGTTTTTTGTGCTACGTAATTGATACGTTGCTGTCCAAGTATCTCTTTTATATGGTATAATTTGACACATCGGTGTGCCCTTTTTAATTGTAAATGAATGATTAACTTTTGGATAGAAAATGATTTGAGAGTTATCTTGGTTGGTATTAAACTTATAAGTATCAATAATTCCTTGCCATGTAGCAAAGTATTCATTTTGAAATAGAAATGGGTCTAAGTAAAAACAAGAATAACCTGGTGGTGTTTTAATGTTCCAAGGATTTCTCATTTTAAATGCATCTTTAACAGGTGCATTTTCACCTAGATATTCAAATGAACCCAATACTTGATGAGTTGGGTGAGAGGGTGAAGATATATAAGGAGGAAATCTATCTCCATCTTCTTTCAATTCTCTCGTGGCACTTTGTTCTTCATACATTAAAACTTCAATGTCTCTGTTTGCTGTAATGTACCAACCACTTTTCAACCAATCGTCCATTGCCGGACAAGACCTTATTGTTTTTGTGAAAAGTCCTTTTACATGCATGGCAACCTTTGCGTTTTTCCACCAATCCGGCGAGATAGACTTTGCTAAGATAGGTTTAAAATCTCTATAAGCATTTTCATTATGGGCAATAAAATCTATTGTGGGCATAATTCTACCTCGTCACCTCTTAAAACAATTGAACGTCTATCGGCATATCTTGCATTCTCATTTGGTGCATCGGCACCATGTGGTATTCTTCCATCAAACATTAATAATCTATTGGGTTTAAATTCAACTTCTGCAATTTGATGATTTTGTATATGCTCATCACGACCATCTAAACCCTGTTGTTGCTCATCATAAAATCTTAATGTACCACCCCAGGTTGAATTCCAAAATGTATTATAGTAATACAGAAAAGATAGATTCCAATCATCTTCTCCTGCACAATCTGAATGAGTTGTTCCATGTAGACCTTGTGTTTGTGAATTTAATCCCATGTACTGAAATCTTAACCACTTAAAACCAAAGTCTGTTTGTATTCTTTCATTAAAAGCTTTTGCTACATATAACGATTTACTACAGGTATCTTCTTCTGTATCGCCTCGTAAAAAACTGGCACCCCAAAATTGATGATGAGATAATCCAGTGGGACTATTACCTCTTACTTCATTTGTTTTTGCCCAAATACTTGCTTCGGTGAATGTTTGATTTATCGAATGATGAATAGATGTTTCTAGATAATTATCTATTACATAGACTTTTGTAAGTGGTAATTCGACAACGTGAAACGGTTTGTCGATGTATTCGACATCTAGTTTCATTAACCGATTAATGCTTGACGAGGAACTGGAAATGCATATTTGTAATCATCAAAAGGTTTAAGAACATCTTCTCTAGTATTTTGAATCTCTTGCATCAAATTAACGTATATATTCCAAACTTGGTCATAATATTCTAAAACTCTTCTTGCATCAGACCTAAGAGGGTGGTTAGAACCTTCACGAGCAGCTGCCACTACATCTATTAGATTTCCAAACCCATACCCATCACATTGATTGCTAACGTAATCCTCAGCAACTTGCATTAGGTCGTTACTATATTGTTGATTTAATGATACGCCTTCAGGTGGTGCAGAGTTTTCAATGTATTGTTCGATAGCATCTCTTTCAGAATCATTCAGATTAATTTTTTGCTGGTCATCAAAACATTTTCCATCTTCCCACTTCTCAATCTTTACTTCGATATCATCATAAATGACAACATCAAAATCAAAACCAAGATTTGGTTTATCGGTATTCTCAAAACTGTATTCTAGTCCATTTGGTTTTCTTATAATGAGATTTCCATTCTCATCGTATATAAACATATTCATAGTCACTCCATTATAGTTTAAAATAATCTATTTGTCAAGCGCTTTAGCTTTCAATCTGTCATAGATGTCTAACATATTTATTTCACTGGTATCCATGTCCTTTATCCAAGGACCACCTCTAGTGTAATGTATTGCAAATGCTCTTGGTTTTTCTTCAATCGTATCATAACCCTCTGTTATAATCCACCGTTCTGGTATCTCACTTATTTTATCTGTCCATTCAAATTGATGCAGATATTTACCTGATTCTGTATTCACAACTTCTGGTGTGAGTTTTCTACAGTCTTCATGACCGTTATTGAATATCATCATGCTTGACCACAGTTTCTTAGGATAAGGAACATTTTTC